AACTAAAATTCCGGCTATTACAGGATCAAAAATGAAAAAGATTTTCAAACTCGACTCTTCTATTAAATCAGTAGAGGAAGGCGAAACAGAACTAAAGATCGCAGGATATGCCAGTACTAATGCCATGGATAGGTCCGCTGATAGAATTTTATCTACGGCTTGGACTCGTGGAGGGTTAAACAACTATCAAACTAATCCTATACTACTATTTAATCACAACTATGATAAGCCAATCGGTAAAGTCGTAGAAATCGAGACAGATAGTAAAGGGTTAAAGATTAAAGGTGTTATCAGTAAGAGTGCCGGAGATGTATATAATCTAGTCAAAGAAGGTGTTCTATCTACTTTCTCTGTCGGCTTTCTGATAAAGGATGCAGACTACGATAAGTCTGTTGATGGTTTAATAGTGAAGGACGCAGAGCTTCTAGAAGTATCAGTTGTGTCTGTACCTTGCAATCAAGACGCTACATTTTCTGTAGCCAAGTCATTCGATAATCAAGAAGATTATCTAAACTTCAGAAAACAATTTGACAATGCTCTAGGTGGTCAGCCTCCCGCTGAAACCGGAGGCTCATCAGAGGGCGCTAAAAAGGCGTCAAGGAATTTAAAAATGGACGAAAATACACAAGATCTAATCAATAAGGCTGTAGCCGAGGCTCTAGCCGCTTCACAGAAGGCTGTAGAAGAAAAGGCTGCTAAGGAAGCTGCTGAAAAGGCTGCTGCCGAAGCCATGGAGAAGAAGGTCGCAGAAGCTGCCGCTAAGGTAATCGCTACTTCAGAAGAAAGAATTGCTGCCGAACTAGAAAAGCGCTTCCAAGACAAGGAAGTAGACCTAACAAAGGCTCTAGATGGACTACGCTCAGAACTAGCAGAAAAGAGCGCTGAAATCGCGGCTGTTACAAACAGCAAGCGCGTATTCTCAGATCGTGGAAATACCGCCGACTGGAAGAAGTCCTTCGGTAAGGATATGGAAGACGCCTATCTGCTTGCTCGCGTTACTGGCAAGGGATATGACACAGCTTTCGCTAAGCAACTACTAGAGAAGGTTAACGCTCACTCTTCAGTTCAAGTATCTTCAGCAGACTTCGAACAAGAAGTTTCAACAAACATTGAGCGCGACATTCAGAACGAGCTAATCCTTGCTCCAATGTTCCGCGAAATCGCAATGAACACTGCAAGCATGATCGTTCCAATCATGCCAGACACTGGATACGCTGAAATCACAGCAAATGCCGGATCAACCGATGCAGCGGCCCCAACAGGTACACTAGACGCCCGTGGTGGTACAAACCGCGCCGGTATCAACCTAACAGAAATCGAACTACGCACTGTAAAGATGGTCGCTAAGAGCTACCTAGGAAATGAAACAGAAGAAGACGCAATCATGCCAATTCTTCCGCTCCTACGTGAAGCTATGATCCGTCAGCACGCACGCGGCGTAGAAAACATGATCCTTCTAGGCGGTCACGCTGATGGTGCATACCCATCAATTACTGCTGCTCAAGGTCTACTAAAGTATGCCTCAACTCAGAGCCGCGACCTAAACACAGGTACAGCAGCTACTCTTCCAGCTCTAACTGCTGGTGGCCTACTAAGCCTACGTAAGAACATGGGCAAGTACGGTCTACGTGCAAACGACGTAGCTTACATCGTTTCACAACGTGCTTACTTCGAGCTACTAGAAGATGCTGAGTTCCAAGACTTCAACCTAGTTAATACTCAAGCTACAAAGCTAACCGGCGAAGTAGGTCAGGTATTCGGCTCACCAGTAATGGTTTGCGACGAGTTCCCAGACGCAGCCGCAGGTAAGTATTATGCTCTAGCTGTTAACACTCGCAACTTCGTTATCCCACGTCAGCGTGGCGTAACTGTAGAAAGCGACTACAGCGTAGAAGATCAGCACAGAGTGCTTGTAACCTCACAACGTCTAGGCTTCAAGGAAATCATTCCTAACGCCAAGTCAGTTATTGGCTTCAAGTATCCAGCCGCTACATAATAGTTAATAAAAGCCAATGGGAGGGGGTTGCTGCGCTACCAGCAGCCCCCTTTCTATTTCGGAGTACCAAATGCCAGCATTAATAACATTAGCAGATTATAAGCTATATAAAAAGTTAACCAAAACAGATAGCGATGAGGAGCTTACTGCTATTATTGCTTCTGTCAGTAACTTAGTAAAGACATACTGCGGCCACTCCTTTATAGATTATTATACTGTACCTAAGCAAGAAGTATTTAATGTGAAGCAATCTCAGCACGCTATACTTCTTAACGAATGGCCTGTAAAGACAGTTAGCCTCGTTGAATATAGGGATGAGTATACGGAAGCATATAAAACTTTAGTGTCTACTGAATATTACGTAGACCCTGCTATAGACACAGTATTTAAACACTCGGGCTACTGGCCAGAGGGATTTGGCTCAGTAAAAATTACTTATACCGCAGGATACCAAACAACGCCCGAAGATGTAAAAATCGCAGCATTAGATCTCGTACACCACTACCATAAAGAGGAGTACAAGGAGAGAAAGACACTAGGGGCTGCGACTATTGATACTGGACTAAGTAAAATGGGTAGCTCCAAGTGGCCCGCTCACGTAATAAGGGTTCTGGATCTATATAGAAATGGCTAAAGCTGACCTGCTAAGACTAGCTGAAAAAGCTATGTCTCATTTAGAAAAATCAAGGAACTTCAGGAATATTTCTAATAGGCAGCCACATATATTCTTAATTGATAAAGATAATATTCTTCGTCAAATACTTACTCAAATAAACCGAAAGAGGAAACCAACCAAGAAACAATTCGAAGCTCTAGAGCAGAGTGTAGAGGCCTATATACAAGACCTATATGGAACCTTTAGAAATAGAACTAGCAAGGAGTACACCTATAGAGTATTCGGTCGGCCTCCGTCTTTCAAAGTATTAGTGGTATCTAAAACTGGTAAAGGTGACGTATTTAGAAAGATAAGAGAAATACGTAGTGGCAGAAGAAATGAAATAAAGTTAGCTAAATCTATAGCCGACATATTCAGCAGAGACGCCTCAATAACAGAAGAAAGACTAGCACACTTATTCGATCTAGGACATATGGAAGGAAGCAGTGTTGCAGAGCAAAGAGTTCAAGCAGCTTTAGCTAAGTTTACGACCGTAAATAGCTCGATAGTTAATAGTCAGCAGCTAGATAGAATAATAAATCTGGCCGTATCTACTAAAGAAAGATCGGGCGGACAAACCGTAGGCAAAGATTTCGTTGTCACAGTAACGGACGAATCATTTAGTGCAAACCAGCTCAAAGGATCTGCGGAAGAAAAAGAATTCGTAGCAGAAGCCCAAAAATTATTAGCAGAATTCATAGAGAATAATAATGATTGGGCCAATCAAAAGGGATCTAGATCGGCTACCGAAATTATAATGGCAGAGCTAATAAATACTGCAATAAAAAGAGGGGCAAAAGCTAAAAAACAAAAGGTTTCTGTAAGTAAATCTGAGAAAGTAGCTGTCAAAAAAAGAATAAGATCTAAAAAGCCCGTCGCAGTTAATTTAGATGCTGAAGATGTGAGTAATCAGGTACCTGCACAAGAGAGAGCACGGACTAATTGGCTATCTTTAATAAATATTATAAATGCAAGACTGACTCCCAAGGTCGTGGCGAATATGAAATTTCCTGCTCTACAAAATAGAACAGGCACATTCGCCGGCAGTGCCGAAGTACTAACCGTAGAGTCTAGTAGGGAGGGATACCCTACGTTCGTTTTTGACTACGAAAGAAATCCTTATGATGTTTTTGATAGAACACTAGGTAGATCTCCCTGGAATACGCCGGAAAGGGATCCAAGAGCCTTAGTGGACAAGTCCGTACGGGAGGTAGTACGTGAGATGGCTATAGGCAGATTTTATACAAGGAGAGCCTAATGTCAGAGATAAATAGAACAAGAAGGAGTTCGATAGTAGAAGCTCTTTCAGATAAATTAAAGATGATTAGTCACGGAAACGGCTACTCAACAGATTTAGGAGAACAGGTCTATCCAAGAATGAAATTCTGGGATGAAATCACAGAATTTCCTTGTGTATGCTTGGTCGCCGGACCGGAATCTATTGTCCACCAAGGTGGTGGGTTCAAGGATAGATACCTGGATTTAATTCTTCGCGCCTATGTGAACGAAGAGGACTCAATTATAGTTCTTGAAAAATTACTCGAAGATATCGAATTAATTCTAGACAAAAATGGTAGGTTGGCATACATCGATTCTTCGGGTAATACAGGTACTACAAGAGATATTATTATAACACTAATAGACACAGATCAGGGAGCCCTCGCACCATTAGGTG